ATATTTGGGTACGCCTTGGAATCAAAAGTTACAGCACTGTATGCTGTATAAGGATAGCTTAATTTATACTTTATAATAGAAGTAATAGTATTTAACTTAGACTTAGCCTGAATTATGTAGCCCTTAGAATCATAAGGCCTATTATTACTTGTATATTTTCCAAGGGGATTTTGTTTCCATGTGCTAGATTTGTAGGCCATTCCCGTGCTTGCAGTTATCCTAGACACTTGTATCTTAAAGGAGTCAAAAGGCTGGTAGCTTTCTAAGTTTATTCTAGTATCTACAGAAAATCCTTGAATAGCCTTACCGGTGTGTTCCACTATAGGTAAAGTAACGCTGGTTTCTACACTACCTCTTGTATATTTAAATACTAGTTCATAAGCTGCGTAAGCTGCAGTTTTTTCACCGCTTTCATAGTGCTGAGAGAATAGGGACTGGTACTGAAAGTTAAGTACTAGTTCATCAACTTCCTTAGAGTTAGCTAGCCCCAAGCCTCCTGTTCCAGTACCGACACTAGTAAACACACTTGGATTGGCAGTACCTGCCTCATTTGTATAATCTGCGTTTTTACGTGCACGAGAATAAACCGGTATAAGCTGCTTATAGGGAGCTACTAACTCAAGAGGTGTATTAACTCCAGAAGTTCTAGCAATAGAAGAGCCTTGTAGGTCTCCGATTTCTTTAATAGGTTCTTGTACGGAATGCCCTGTTCTAAACTGTAGGGTACCCCTTTGGGTTTTTTTAGTATCTCCAAACGCATCTAAGCGCGTACCCACACTAGTCCAGGCGGGGGACAACAGGGAAAAAGAGTAGCTACCTGTAGTATACGCCCAGTTAGCCATAGTAATAGCAAGGTTTTGTGTCCCAGACGCAGTTGCTACGGGGCCTAAAACTTTATCTAGGATAGCTGTCTTACCTGAAATAGTTTGTTGTAAAGGTCTATCTAATAGTACAGACGTTGTACTATTATAGGTTCTAACTTTAGCTACAAAATCCGACCCGTCTTTATTAGCTCCTGCTATATGTATACGGTGAGAGTAGACATGTTGAGTAGGAGATGTTATATTTTCTATACCTCCCGAAATAGTAAGAGCTGTAGAGCCTATAGCTCCTGATATTCCAGTTGCTGTCGTTGTACCGTGTAGTAATATGACTTTACCTACATAACTTGCGATATTAGCAGTGGCGGGACTAATTACAGCGTTTTTACTACCATTAGTTAGAGCTATAGTAGAAGAATTTCTAGCTACATGACTATTCGATACGTAAGTTTCAGAGTTGGCTTCTACCATAGGGTCATTATTTAAAAACACAGAAGCATTGCCATCGACTAAACCCTCTATAGGCCCTTCACATATAGCATCCCACACCGACACAGTAGTTCTGGAGTCATCGCTACGTAGTACACCTAAATTGGAGTTGGCCAGTGATCTCGCAAACGCCTCCCGGTCTTGCATTGTTTCTTTTAGTGTTTTTAAGCTTCCCATGTTTTATATCCTATGTGCATAAATATTGCCTAGAGAGTCTATCTCTGTTTCAGTCCCATCAAACGGGGAGGCTACTGTTTGTAAGTTTATAGGTAGACCTCCTACTCTTAGCTCTCCGTATAGAATAGGAATGGGCGATCCTGATAAAAACTTGTTACTTGGGCCTTGAAAGAGATAGGCCTCCTCGGGGTTCTCTTCAGTAGCAACCTCAGGCGCTAATGCTTCCATGATTCCTGACATAGCTATCTGGATACCAATACCTGTAATTGCCTGCCCTAAGAATGCTGCTCCTGCAAATCCCAAGCCTCCTGTAAATACGCCGAAGGCAACTAAGGCTATTCCTCCAAGAAGCTTACCGAACCAACCTTCCCCTGCAGGTGCCACACTTAATATAACATCCCCGTCTATTAAAGGAAATATAGGGCCGTCCTCGTTTCCTATAAATTTACCTGCATTATAAACTCGTAAATCTAGGCCTCTTTCCATTAGGTCTATGATGTAAGCGCGGAAGTCTGGTCTATTCGCCCCTATCCCTCTTATAACATCCCTAAGGCTGTCTGAATCAAGTACTATACTTTTTCCAAACTTCTCCTTTAATTCCCCTGTAAAATATATAGTTCTTTTCACTCTAGCTCTCCGGGTACACAACTGTTAGTTTCATTTTAGGATAGCTGAATATCCAGTAGGGAATCCTTAGGGCTTTACACGCTTCTATATCTACAACGCTAGGCTTACTATCAGAGTCTATATGGTCATGTACTATCGCAACTATATTTGAGTATATTAAGTTATGTACGAACACGTCCTCTTCTATTTCAAAAGAATGTTCAGGGTCTTCCGAGACATTAGTACTGGGTACCCAGTGTAAGTCATTATCCCCTTTGTCTATAACTATGCCGCAGCCCTCAAAAGGGTATTCTGAGTCAAAGTGCTCTTTAATACTTTCTACTAAGTCTATCATCGTAAGTGTTTTTTCCCTAGGCCTGGAAACCCTCCAAAAGGCAATACCTTACTAGTGTCTTTATCTACACTGGGAAGCTGGTTGGAGGACCCTTCTGCTACAGGCTTGAATGCAAATCTGGAAGCGCAAGAGTTTAACTTTTTACCACAAACATCCCCAATATTCCAAAAAGCACTAAAACCAGGTGTTTCTCCTGTTGAGGTAGAAGCGTTCTTCCAAACTTTATTTGCGGATATAACGTACTGGCTATGTGAGTTATCAACATAAGATAAATACTGAGTACCATTTGCGTACGTAGAGTAAACCCTAATAGGCCTAAAGTTAGTGTTTGTTTTAGAAGGCTGATTTTGGGCATTATTATCTGATGAAGTAACACTAGTTGTGGCTTGCCAGTATGTAGATACGCTGACATTAGTAAGGGTGCCATTAGCATTTATCCTTTTAACATTACTTTCCGTGTGGCTATAAAAGGCATCTTTAGTTATAGCAATGCTGGCCTGCCATGCTTGAAAGGAAGTAGTACTCGGAATTATAGGCTCATCTTCACTATTAAAGTATACCTTATGCGTGTTTCCTTCTAAAACCCAGGTTCCTACATTTGACCAATAACAAGCTGAATACTCCCCTCCAACAGAAGGTGTATCTACTCCTTGATATATCCAGGTGCATAAGTTAGCAGTAGCTTTTCTATGGGGTATAAGGATCCCTTGAGTATCAAACGGGGTAGCTAACTCAAACACTACTTCTCTAGAATTTTGCTGTGTTATGTTTTCTATAAGGTAACTAACTTTTGGTAACTCTATTGGAGCAGTACCACTACCTGAGTCTGAGCTTCCTGCGTTAATATACTTTTGTAGAGTTATACGCCTAGTTACTTTTCTACCTACTAATTCATCGAAGGAGTTCACATTCAAAGCTTGTAGGTCCGCAGCAAAAGTAGTAGCTACTATACCTATCCTAAGACTAGGTCTTTTTGCAGAGCCCATAGAAATTCTTTCTTCACCATCCATTTCGATAGGCATAGCTTTATAAGTCACTTGGGCGTAGGGGCTATTATAATCATACCAAAGAACATTAGCTAAATTAGCTTTTACGCCTGGGTGGTATCTTAAAGAAGAATTAGAATTAACCTCTATATCAAAGAAATATAGTACATTATCTAATTCTAATTTGGCTGCATCTGTTGCAATTACATTTGTCATGCTTCATAAACCCTTCTAAAAGTTGAACTACAGCTATAAAAATTAGCATTATTATAGGTTGTACTATAGTTCTCACAAACTACATTTATACTCTTTTCATTCCCACCACTATTAGTATCTGGAACCTTAAATACAAACTTCGTTACCCCTAACCTAGCCTCGAAGAAAGAGACTATATCATCTATTTCAGACTTCTGTCTATTATTAAAGGATACAGTAAGAGTTTCCTTGATAGGGTTTATACCTTTTACAGCACGTTGTTCATACCCGTCTCCGAATTCAACCATTAATTTAACAGGGCTACTAGACCTGCTCATAACATTATCGGGTAATACCTGGATATCTCCCCCTGTGCCGTTGTACGATTCTGCGCTCGGTATTATAAATCCTAGTGCCATAATTATCTCCTACTAAGTAGGCCTCCCTCTCTTGCCTGGACGATCATTTCATTCTGTATTGCCCTAGCTAATACTTCTCCAAATTGTTTACCTTGTTCTTCAGAGGTAGGTCCTTGAATAGATGTTTCTGCTTTTCCAGAAGAGTCTATGCTTACACTTACTGCCACGTTATTTATGTTACCTTGGCCACCTTCCATTTTTACAGGTATTTTTTTACCGTCAGGTAAAGGCACTACTGCTTCTGTTCCATGCAGTGTTACAGGGTACCCGCTATTTCTACCTTTTGCTATTCCTCCAGAAGAGAAGGGAGGCAACATTACGCCCCCGTATCTAGCTGTTCCATATACACCATTTGCTCCGAAAGAAGGGCCCACACTCGCAAAAGATGAAGGAGGGGGTACCACAACTTGGCCTCCTGCAAAACCCGCCTCTGTTCCTGCTGTTCCTGCTGTTCCCATTCCTGGAAAGAAAGTGCCTAGTGCCGCACTAACTAGCCCTCCTAGTAACTTCCCGCCGCCTTCTGCTATTTGATTAAGGCCCGAAGCCTGCATAAACGCGTTCGTCATGGCAGTTATCATAGCACTCTGCAAAGCTTTTGACACGTCATAGATGAAGTTTAAGAATGTGTCTTTTACACTACCTCCATCAAAAATACTTGTTAGTCCTTTTTCGAAGGCACTCTCTATTGAAGTCTGCATCATAACGGCTGCCTTGTAACCCGCACTAGCCATCTTAACAATTCTCTCTCCGTCTATAATTTTAATGTTGGCTTCTGTATTTAAGTTATCAATCTCTGTTTTCGTTAAGTCTTTTCCTTGGGAATCGACTCCTGCCGCCGCTTTTCTTTGTAATTCCGCAGCTTCTGCGTTCTTCCGAGCGGCAGAAATAGCTGCATTTTTATCGTCCGCTGCTTGACCAATAGCCCCGCTGGAGCTAGCTTGTTGCAAATCTAGAAGTAGACTAGCCTTTTTAATGTCTGCCTCTCGCTTTCTAGTTTGCAATTGCATTTCGGCTATCTCTAGTAGCTTTGTTTGTATATCAATTTCAGAGAATAATAGTGCTACATTGGCTCTAGCGACTTCAAGAGCATCTATTTCTTTCTTTCCCTTGACGTCTAAATTCATTAAACGTAATATTTCCAAGTCGTTTTGTGTCTGGGCGAGGGTGGCGCTTCTTACATTTAGCGCCGCCTGCTCAACACCAAAGCCTATCGCTTGCTGGTCAAGACTGTTCTCCATAACCTTTTGCTTTATATTATCTAGCTTATTACTATGTTCCAGGGCCGTTAGCTCTGTTCTTATATTTAGTTCTTCTACTAGGAATTTGCCCAAAGCTTCTCTAAGGGGTATGCTCTCCTCTAGCAGTTTAACAGTATCCTTTAGCTTTTTTAAAGTGGGAGCGTCGGCAGGATCCTGCAAAGATGACATCGACATCTTCTTCTCATCTATCTTACTTTGTATATCTAGTACGTCCTCTAGAGTCTTTATTTCAATCTTTCTGATTTTATTGGGAGTATTCTTTCTAAATAGTGCATCAGACTCGTTCTTTAAGCCCATAAGCTTCAGCTCATTCTCAACTTGCTTATCATAATAGTCCTTGTATCCCTGTTCTAGTATACCTAGTAGTCTTAATGCTTCGTTTGCCTGGTCGACTTGAGCAGCGATGGAAGGATTGCCGCGTCGTACAATCGTAGCTTTTGAATCAGCGCCACCGCGTTGTTTAACAAGGCTATCAACGGTGCTTTTTCCTAGCATTTCTTTAGCCGACAGGCGTCCGGTATTGCCAAACGCCCCTGATAGGGTCCTTTCTTGTTCTATAGCATCAATAACATTCTTTATTTGCTGTCTTCTATCTTTAAAAGTATCGCCTTTGTTTATAGCCTGAGCACTATCTTGTACGCTTTTCCCAAACTGTCGAGCGGCGGCTAAACCAGACAGCATTTTCCCTTCTAGCTCTGAAATGGCCTTGGTATGCTCGCCTATGCTTGCCGCACCCTCTTTGTGCAAGCCATTTAGTATCTCTTGTACAGCTCGTGCCTGCTCCTGGGTGGGTACCTTAGTATCAATCGCAGCTTTTAATAGCTCTTCTACTGCTACTTGCTCTTCGATTGATTTGGTATATGCGTCTGTTTGAATTCCAGACTTTCTCATCACAAGTATATTACCCAGTATTTGATGTCTTGTGCTTATTAGTGCTGTTTTTTGGGCGTCACTCAGCTTTAATACTTCTTTAGCTTGGGTTAGCTTTTTTCGCCCGC